CATCGCCAAGCTGGAGTTCTACAACAACCTGCGGAAGATGCCGGAGGTGGCCGAGGATGGGCTCACGGTTCGTTACCCCACCGGCTTCGTCCATCTGCCGAAAGTGGATGCCGAGTACATGCAGCAGTTGTGTGCCGAGCAACTGATCACCCGCCGCGACCGCAACGGCTACCCGGTGCGCGAATGGCAAAAGATGCGCGAGCGGAACGAAGCCCTGGACTGCTACGTGTATGCCCGCGCAGCGGCGAGTACCGCCGGCCTCGACCGCTTCGAGGAACGGCACTGGCGCGAACTGGAACGACAGCTGGGACTGTCTCCACCGGAGAACGTCAGCCCACAACCTACCGAGGCCACCGATTCAGGTGGCCTCGCTGTTTCTGGAACCCCGAGAACGGGCCGGCCTGCGCGTCAATTGATTCGCAGCCGCTGGTTCAGCTGATCACTACCACTGGAGAACCCCACCATGAGTCTGCAAACCCAACTCAACAGCTTCGTCCTGCGCGTCGCCGAGGAATTCAATACCGTCAAGGGACGCACCGGCACGCTGACCGCGCTGACCACCACCGACAAGTCGAGCCTGGTCGCGGCGATCAACGAACTGAAGTCCGCGATCATCACGGCGGTGGCCATCGACGATCTGCAGGTGTCGACGACGACTACGTATTCGTCGAACAAGGTCGTCTCCCTGCTCGATGCGCTGAAGGCCGACATCTTGGGCGGTGCCGACCCGGCCTACGATACCCTGCTGGAACTCCAGCAAGCGCTGCAAAACGACCAGACCGGCATCGCAGCGCTCACCGCCGCCATCGACAAGCGCGTGCGCTTCGATGCGGCCCAGACGCTGACGGTGGCCGAGCAGCAGCAGGCCCGCGACAACATCGGCGCGGTCGCCGCTACTGACATCGGTGAAACCAGCACCGACTTCGTGGCGATCTTCAACGCTGCCCTGGTGTAAGCGATGAGCCTCGTCTCGCAACTATCGGCGCTCGCCACCCGCATCGGCACCGAGATCAAGGGACTGATCCGTCCCGACCATCCCGGGCTTGCTCGGGCCTGGGCGAATTTCGGCTACGTCGGCGGGTCCGTCGATCTGCGAGCCGCGCACAACGTGGCGTCCGTATCACGTCTCGCCGCAGGTCGTTACCGTATCACATTCGCTACTCCCTTCGTCGATTTCGACTACTGCTGGGTAGCGACAGGTCGAAGCAACGTTGCCACCGGCACGATCCGTTTCGCCGCCGCTCGATCCACCACCGACGGCAAGACGACCACGACGCTCGACATCGTGTGCATCACCAGTGCCGGCTCGCTTGCTGACACCACGGAAATCAACGTGGTGGTCTATAGATGAGCATCCCGACCTACACCGAAGCCCAGTTGCAGGCCTTGCGTGACGCGCTGGCCAAGGGCGAGAAGCGCGTGACCTTCGGCGACAAGACGGTCGAGTACCGCACTGTCGACGAACTGAAGCAGGCCATCGCCGAGGTCGAAGCCGCGATGCACAAGGATGCCGTGGCCACTGGCCTATATCCGCGTGCGCCGCGCCAGATCCGCGTGACCACCGGAAAGGGATTCTGAGATGGGCTGGTTCGGCACGATTCGACGTCGGGTCTTCGGCGGCACACCCACCTACGATGGCACAGGCCTCGGCCGGCGCACGCTCGCCTGGACGGTGGCCAACCCCGGTGCCGTGGCGGCGCTCGCCTACACGCAGGAACAATTGCGCGCCAAGAGCCGCGACCTCGTGCGGCGCAACGCATGGGCCGCCGCCGGCATCGAGGCCTTCGTTGCCAACGCCATCGGTACTGGCATCAAGCCGCAAAGCATGGTTGCTGACGCATCGCTGCGTGAAGCCATTCAGCGCCTGTGGTGGGACTGGTGCGAGGAAGCGGATGCCGCTGGCCTCACAGACTTCTATGGGCTGCAGTCGCTTGCCTGCCGGGCCATGCTGGAGGGTGGCGAGGCGATCGTGCGGTTGCGCTGGCGGCGTCCCGAGGACGGGCTGCCGGTGGCGCTCCAAATTCAAGTGCTGGAGGCCGAGCATCTGCCACTGGCGATGAACCGGGAGTTTGCGAACGGCAACGTCATCCGTGCCGGCATCGAGTTCGACCGGCTGGGACGCAGGGTTGCCTACCACCTCTATCGTTCTCATCCGAACGATGGCGGCCTCGCCCCGATGTCAGGGTCCGGCGGTGTCGAAACGGTTCGTGTGCCGGCCGAGGAAGTGATTCATCTCTTCCGACCGCTGCGTCCTGGCCAGATCCGGGGCGAACCGTGGCTTGCCCGGGCGCTCGTGAAGCTCAACGAGCTCGACCAGTACGACGACGCAGAGTTGGTGCGCAAGAAGACTGCCGCGATGTTCGCGGGATTCATCACGCGCCTGGCCCCCGAGGACAACCTGATGGGCGAGGGGTTGTCGGACGCCAATGGTGTGGCACTGGCCGGGCTTGAACCGGGCACCCTGCAAATTCTGGAGCCGGGCGAGGATATCAAGTTCTCGGCACCGGCCGACGTCGGCTCCTCCTACGCCGAGTTCATGCGCCAGCAGTTCCGGGCAGTGGCGGCCGCCATGGGCATCACCTACGAGATGCTGACGGGCGATCTGACGCAAGTGAACTACTCGTCGATCCGTGCGGGGCTGCTGGAGTTTCGTCGTCGCTGTGAAGTGATCCAGCACGGCGTGATCGTCCACCAGCTGTGTCGCCCGATCTGGCGCGCCTGGATGGATCAGGCGGTGCTCGAAGGTTCGATCATGCTTCCCGGCTACAGCCATCGCCAGCGTGAGTACCAAACCGCCAAGTGGATCCCGCAGGGCTGGCAGTGGGTCGATCCGCAGAAGGAGTTCAACGCCATGAAGCTTGCCATCCGGGCAGGCCTCACCAGCCGTTCGGAGGCGATCTCGGCCTATGGCTACGACGCCGAGGACGTCGACCGGGAGATCGCCACCGACAACGCCCGCGCCGATGCATTGGGCCTCGTCTTCGATTCCGATCCACGGTACGACAAGGCACCGGCGGTCGCGCCACCTCCACAAACCGAACAACCCACGGAGTAATTCATGCTGCCACATCTCGCCTCCCGCATCTTCGGGACGCCACTGCTCGTCCATCGCGCCAAGCTCGACGTGATCCTGTCGGCCCTCGGGCCGCGACTGGGGATCGACAGTCAGATCCCTGCCGACGCCACGGAACTGTTGGCGGCAATACCGGCGTCCCGTCCGAACATGCAAGGTGCGGTCGGCATCGCCGTGATTCCGATCCACGGAACGCTGGTGAAGCGCACCTTGGGGTTGGAGGCGGCCTCGGGGCTCACGAGTTACCAGGACATCGGCGCGATGCTCGATACGGCGCTGGCCGACCCCAGTGTCATCGGCATTCTGCTGGATATCGATTCGCCGGGCGGCGAGGCCTCCGGCAGCTTCGAACTTGCCCGCCGCGTGCGCGAAGCCACCGCCGTAAAACCCGTCTGGGCCGTGGCAAACGATGCCGCCTTCTCGGCGGCCTACGCCATTGCATCGTCCGCCGAACGGATCGTTGTCACGGAAACGGGTGGTGTCGGCTCGATCGGCGTAATCGCGCTGCACATCGATCAGTCGGTGAAGGACGCCAACGACGGCTACCGCTACACCGCGATCACGGCGGGTCGGCACAAGAACGACTTCTCGCCCCACGAGCCGCTCACCGACACCGCGAAAGGCGAACTCCAGGCCGAGGTCGACCGCCTCTACGACATCTTCGTCGGTCACGTGGCCGCCATGCGCGGACTGCCGGAGATGGCAGTACGTGCCACCGAGGCTGGTCTCTACTTCGGCCCGAACGCCATTGCATCGGGTCTTGCCGATGCCGTCGGCACGCTGGAGGCGACGCTCACCGAATTCTCGACTTACCTCAGCTCCCGAGGCCGCAAGGCGCCCCCGACTCGGAGCTTTGCACGACCCGGGGCGACGCACCTACAGGAGGACGACATGTCTCTCGAAGAAACCCAAATGGAAATGATCGGTGTCGATCAGGCAGCCGTCCTGGTTGCCGAGGCCCGCCGCGAAGTTACCCAATCCGCCCAGGCCATCGCCGAGTTGTGCCTGATCGCTGGCTGCCCCGACAAGGCCGCCGCCTTCATTGCGGAAGGCAAGAGCGAAGCGGATGTGCGCCGAGTGCTCTGTGAGGCCAAGGCCGCACGATCTGAGGCTACGCCCATCCATTCCACCATCACGCCGGATGCCGGCACCGAAGCCCCCGAGCGACCCGAGGCATCACCCGTGGTCGCCGCCGTCAAGAAACTCATCCACAAGGAGTAAGACATGCCCTCGATCACCCAGAGCAAGAACCTCGGCGACCTCCTGAAGTACGAGGCACCGAATCTCTATTCTCGCGAGGCCGCGACGGTCGCCGCCGGACAGAACCTGCAACTCGGCACCGTACTCGGCAGGAAGACCGCTGACGGCAAGCTGTACGCCCTGGCACCGGCTGCAACCGATGGCACCGAAACCGCCGTGAGCGTGCTGGCCATAGACACCGACGCGACGCTGATCGATCGCGACGACGCCATCGCGGTGGCCCGGCACGCCATCGTCGCTCGCAACGCCCTGATCTGGCCGGCCGGAATAACCGCGCCACAGAAGGCCACCGCCGAAGCGCAACTCGTCGCCCTCGGCATCCTGGTCCGAGATTCGGCGTAACCCGCGCAATCCATCGTTCCCCCCGAACCCGCCGCTGGCGGGTTCTTTATTTCGGAGATCCCAAATGCAGAATCCTTTCGACAACCCTGGCTTCTCGATGGCGAGCCTTACCACGGCCATCAACCTCATACCCAACCGCTATGGCCGCATCGAGCAGCTGGGTCTCTTTCCGGCCAAGCCGGTGCGCACCCGGCAGATCATCGTCGAGGAGTATGCCGGGCGGCTGAACCTGTTGCCGACGAAACCTCCCGGCTCGCCGGGCACCGTGGGCGAGCGCGGCACCCGCACCCTGCGCTCCTTTGTCATCCCGCACATCCCGCACGACGACGTCGTGCTGCCGGAAGAGGTGCAGGGCATCCGCGCCTTCGGTTCCGAAACCGAAATGGAGGCGATCTCGGGCGTCATGGCGCGGCATCTGGAGACCATGCGCAACAAGCACGCCATCACCCTGGAACACCTGCGCATGGGCGCGCTCAAGGGCCAAATCCTCGATGCCGACGGCAGCACCATCTACGACCTCTATACCGAGTTCGGCCTTTCCCAGACGTCGATCAACTTTGATCTGGCGAACGCCAACAGCGACATCAAGGGCCACTGCTACGACGTGCTCGCCGAGATCGAGGACAACCTAAAGGGCGAGTTCATGACCGATGTGCACGTACTCTGCTCGCCGCAGTTCTTCCGGGCGCTCACCACCCACAAGGCGGTCAAGGAGGCTTATACCAACTGGCAGCAAGGGGCGATCCTGATCAACGACGTGCGCTCCGGCTTCACCTTCGGCGGCATCACCTTCGAGGAGTATCGCGGCCAGGCGAGCGACATCAACGGCACGGTGCGCAAGTTCATCGCCCCGGGCGAGGCTCACGCCTTCCCGCTGGGAACGGTCGACACCTTCGGCACCTACCTGGCCCCGGCGGACTTCAACGAGACGGTGAACACCCTCGGCCAGCCGCTCTACGCCAAGCAGGAACCGCGCAAGTTCGAACGTGGCACGGACCTGCACACCCAGTCCAACCCGCTGCCGATGTGTCACCGACCCGGTGTGCTGGTGAAGCTGACGAGCGCCTGATGGTCGGGGTGACTGATCTGTACGACGCGGCTGCCCGCGCCGGACTGCTCACCTCCGTCAAGGTCGGCGCCCTGATCGTCGAGTGCGGTTTCCGCGCACCCGACGAGACGGTGCTCGATGGCCTGGCGCTCTCGCGCGACTACGAGATCGAGTACCCGGTCGCGCGCATCACTCTCGCGGCCGGCGACACGGTCGAGATCGCGGGCCACTCCTACCGCGTGCGGGAGGTGATTGCCTTGCGAGACGGCAGCGAGTGCCGAGCGCGCCTGGCTCGGTTGTGAGCCGGTCAGGGGCCGATCTTGAT